CTAGAGAAAGAATATCATGAGCGATTCCTTTATTACTAATACTAACTTTCTTCCTTTAATTAATTTTAAGTTTGGTATTAAGAAGCTACCTACTACTTCTTTCTTTATTCAGTCTGTAAACATTCCGGGCATCAAGCTAGGGTTTGCAGAAGTATCTACCCCCTTTATTAAATATCCAATTCCAGGTGACCACGCACAATTTAACGACTTTACTATGACGTTCAGAGTTGATGAAGATATGAAGAACTATCTGGAAATTTATAACTGGATAGTACAGTTAGGCTTTCCAGATAACTTTGATCAGTATAAGCTCATTGATGGTAAAAGTGCAACTACTGGTGAGGGAAAATTATCAGATGGTACACTCGAAGTACTCAATAGTGCCAAGACGCCCAAGATTCTAGTCACCATTGTCGATATGTTTCCACGCTCACTTTCTGATATTGTATTTGACACTCGCGACACGCAGAACAGCTACGCGGAAGCAACTGCGGTATTTAAATTAAGGAAGGTACAAATAAAGTACTTGTAATTTCCGCGAAATGGTATATAATAGGGTTGTGCCCTTGATATACTATAGGAAGGTTTTGTTATGACTCTCGAAGAGATATTCGCTCACTGGGAAAAAGACTCTAAGATCGATCGAAGTGATATAAGCCAGGAAAGTATTAAAGTACCTGAGCTTCATCACAAATATATGAAAATTTATACTCCTGAGTCGCTGCAGCTTAGAAAGCTTAAGCAAGAATATAAGTCTCTGTATAAGCTCAAATGGGAATATTATCTTGGTATTATGGACTATGATACCATGAAAGAGCTAGGATGGGAACCAATCTCACTTAAGATCCTCAAGCAAGACGTCGATATATACATCAGCAGTGATAAAGACTTACAGGCTATTAATAATAAGATAGCCATTCAAGAGGAAAAGACAGCTGCTCTTGAATCCATGATTAAGATGATATCTACGCGTAATTATACTATTAAAAATTATATCGATTTTGAGAGATTTCAAGTGGGAGCGTAATGGATAAAATTCAGGTACACAAAATAAACGAAGTCTATATGAGAGTAACTGGAGATCCTCACATTGAGCAGGAACTCTCAGACTTCTTCAAATTCGATGTACCTGCCGCAAAGTTTATGCCGCAGTTTCGTAAGCGTATGTGGAATGGGTTTATCTTTCTTTACTCGCTTAAAACGAAATTAATATACTCTGGATTACACGAGCATCTAAAGCTTTTCTGCAAAGAACGTGATATACAAATAGAGTACGTATCAGAAGTTAATACACCTATCGACTTTACTACTAATGAAGCAGAGAAGTTTATATCATTAATTAATCCCACTCGTGTACCCAGAGACTATCAGCTAGAAGCTTTTACTCATTGCGTTAAAAATCATAGAGCTCTGATACTATCTCCTACAGGCTCTGGTAAGTCATTTGTCATATACTTACTATCAAGATTATATTCGTTCAATAAAACACAAAGAAAAGTACTGATTATAGTACCTACTATATCTCTCGTGCATCAAATGGCAAATGACTTTTCTGACTATGGATATAACATTGATAATATTCATAAAATTACCGCCGGAGAATCAAAAGATACAAATAAACCCATAGTTATTAGTACCTGGCAATCTATCTTTAAAATGCCAAAAAACTGGTATAATCAGTTCAAATGTGTGGTTATCGACGAAGCCCACCTAGCCAAAGCCAAGTCCTTAACAGGTATCATGACTAAACTGTCTAATTGTAAGTATAGGTTCGGATTTACTGGTACTTTAGATAACGTACACTGCAATAAGTTAATCATCGAAGGTCTTACTGGACCTGTCAATAAGATCATCTCTACAAAAGATCTAATCGATAGAAAACAACTAGCACAGTTAAATATTAAAATCGTAGTACTTGGTTATGGCGATGATATTAAAAAGGCCGCAAAAGATTTAGATTACCAGAGTGAAATGGACTTCTTGACTCAGAATGCTGATAGAAATAGTTTTATCAAGAACCTAGTATTATCACTCAAAGGTAATACATTAGTATTATATCAATACGTTGATAAGCATGGTAAGGTATTATTTGATCAGATAGATAACAACGGCAAGCAGTGTTATTTTATTCATGGTGGTGTAGAAGGCGAAGATAGAGAGCAGATAAGAAAAATAGTTGATAGTAGCGACAACAATATTATAGTTGCATCTTATGGTACGTACTCTACAGGTATCAACATTACTAATCTGAACAATATTGTATTTGCAAGTCCAAGTAAGTCTAAAATTAGAGTATTACAGTCAATCGGTCGAGGTCTTAGAGTATCTGATAGTAAAGATACTGCAACTCTTTATGATATTGCTGATGATCTTACCTATAAGGGTAAGAAAAACTATACACTCAACCATTTATTTGAGAGGGTAAAAAATTATAATGAAGAAAAACTGCCCTACAGAATCTACAACGTCTCGGTCCAAAACTCTGGAGCACCAAGTCTTTAAGTTAATTACAGGCGAAGAGGTCATCGCTGTAGCTGAATCAACTCGTAAAACTTTTATACTACACGACCCTTATTTTATTTTAAAGGATTATCGAAACGAGAAGACAATTTATCAGATCGATAAATGGATGCCATACATAGAATCTCCCTCTTTAGTTATTGAACAAAAGAGCGTAATATGCTATAATAAGCCTAATGAAGAGTTGATTACATTTTATGAACTTGTAAAAAAGGCAGAGAGCAAAGAATCAGATGACTACTTCCATGACTACTCCGGTCAAATCCACTAAGCCAAAAAGACACTATGTAAATAATCCAGAGTTTTTACAAGCGCTTATTAACTATAAAGCCAAGATTAAAGAGCACGAAGAAAAAGGTCTACCTGCTCCTCGTGTACCTAATTATATCGGTGAGTGTCTTTTTAGGATTGCTAATCGATTATCTCTAAAAGGTAACTTTGTTAATTACTCCTATCGCGAGGAGATGATTAGTGATGGTATTGAGAACTGCCTTATTTACTTGAATAATTTTAATCCGGAGAAGTCTGATAATCCATTTGCATATTTTACTCAGATCATCTACTTTGCATTTCTACGGCGTATTCAGAAAGAGCGTAAGCAGCTATATGTAAAGCATAAAGTACTTGAACGTGAAGTTATTCATAGTGGTATAGTAGAACAGCAAACAGATGATATTGCATCCTTTGCCCCCTCTATTAAACTAAACGGTGATTTCATGAACACTTTTGTAGATGACTTCGAAACGAAGCTAGCTACTAAAAAGACCGCTACTAAAGAAGCACGTGCAAAGAAATTACAGGAGAAAGCAAATGAAAATAATGAATGAAAAAACAAATGTTATTCCACCTATTCTACGTGAATACATTCTAGCTATGTTTGATGAGAAGACTAATAGCGTAAATGTACGTAAGAACTATCGCGATAATATCGATACTATTCGTGCAGTATGTGATGAAGCGGTAAAGAAGTTTGATCGCGATCAGCTTAAGTATGTTAACTCTGGTAAGCAGCGTAGGTCAGTAATTAGAGCTGCTCATGCCGAATAAAGTCGCATTAATCTGCGATACTCATTTTGGATGTAGAGGGGATCTTACCTCCCTACATCCATATCTTGATAGGTTTTATAATGATATCTTTTTTCCTACTATTGATAGGCTTGGTATTGATCACGTCATTCATCTCGGTGACCTTGTCGATCGTCGTAAGTTCATTAATTTTATCACAGCTAATCACCTGGACTCTACTTTTATCAAACCGCTTCTAGCGCGTAATATTAGACTAGATGTCATGGTAGGTAATCACGACTGCCCATTCAAGAATTCAAATGACTTTAACGCAGTAGAGACTCTTTATAATAATAGTAAGATTAACATTTATACCAAGCCTACTGAGGTAGATGTTAAAGGCTTTCCTATTCTATACGTACCTTGGGTATGCAGTGAGAACATTGCTTTAACTCATGAAGCTATTCAGTTTACTAGAGCTCAGATTGCTCTAGGTCACCTAGAACTAGCTGGATTTGAAATGTATCGCGGCTCCATCTGCGAAAAAGGTATGGACGGTAATCTATTCAATAAGTTTGATATGGTATGCTCAGGGCACTTCCATCATAAGTCAACTGTGGGTAATATTAACTACCTTGGTGCTCCTTATGAGATGATCTGGTCCGACTTCAACGATCCTAGAGGTTTTCATATTCTAGATCTTGATACGCGTAAGTTAGAGTTTATACAAAATCCATATAACCTATTCTTTAAATTATTTTATGATGATGTAAATAATACTCTAGAAGAACTAATCAATCAAGATTTTAAACAATTCAGTGGATCTTATGTTAAGGTAGTAGTAAAGCAGAAGTCAAGTCATTCCCTATTTGACACATTTATTGATAGGCTTGAGAAGGCTAACCCCATTGATGTACAGGTAGTAGAAGATCATCTCAATCTCGATCTAGAAGATGATCAGGAGATTGTAGATGAAGCGGAAGATACACTTACTATCTTGAATAAATTTGTAGACTCACTTAATATCAAAACTGATAAGACAGCTATTAAAAAGGTCATACAAGAACTTTATAATGAAGCATCTAATATGGAAGTAGCATGATATTTTTTAAAACCATTCGCTATAAGAATTTTCTATCTACCGGAAATCTTTTTACTGAGATTGATCTGGCTACGCATAAACAAACACTTATCGTAGGTGCGAATGGTGCTGGTAAATCTACTATTCTAGATGCTTTGATGTACGTACTGTATAATAAACCGTACCGTAATATTAATAAGCCACAATTAATTAATAGTATTAATCAAAAGAATCTAGTAGTAGAACTAGAATTTTTTGCAGGTAGTGACAAGTATCTCATTCGTAGGGGTATGAAACCCAACGTGTTTGAGATCGAGAAGAATAATAATTTGATTAATCAAAGTGCTGATGCTCGTGATTATCAGGAATATCTAGAGAAGAATATTCTTAAGTTAAACTTTAAGTCATTCTCTCAAATTGTAGTGCTTGGTTCTGCTTCTTATGTTCCCTTTATGCAGTTGC